AAAATGTCGAATCTAAATAAACAAACAGTTAACAATTTATCCCAAAGTCATAACAGCTACAATAAAAATATGGATGAAAAAGAAAAAGAAAAACTTGAGAAAATAAGAAAAGAGGATGATGACAAATCGAACGATTCAGACTCTGACTCCGACATGAGTGATCTTGATGACCTAGATGAGGAACCGATCAAATATGACCATGGAATCACCAAATTGGACATCACCGACCAAAAAGTGTTAAATTATAAGTTAAAATTGAAAGAAATAAACAAAGCTAAAAATTATAAAGAGCTGATGAGAATTAAAAATACACAAGAAAAAATTAGGAGAACCAAAAACGACATTAACAAATTCAAAAATAAACTGTTGTTCCCATACATATACACTAATCTGGAAATGTATGATCAAATAATCAAAAGAACAGTTCAAGATCCAGAATTAGTTGACAGACGCACTTGGGTCAATTGTATTAAAGAATCAGGGTTCTCAAACAATAATGATTTGTTCAAAAAGTTGCGTACAGTTGACCCTTGTGTTGAATCTCAACTTTTATTAAATTTTTCTGCTTTTGTATACACCTCATTTTCATTAGATGAAAATCATAGAAATGAGAAAAATAAACCAAGAGGTGCAAGTCTAATCATAGGTTATAAGATTAACAACATCACCGTTGTTAAGAAATTAAAGTTTAAAAACTATTTTGATTTAGTTAATTTCATTGACAACAATCAAATAATATCGATAGAAATAGATTACTTAAATTTCCCGAATTGTCGTCAAAAAAGTAGGTTGTTGAACTTGTTAAAAGTCAAGAAGATCATCAAAAGATATGTACCGAACAACCATATTGAATCAAGTTATAACTCAATGATATCAGAGTTATTTCAAAACTTTAAGCAAAATGAGATAAGAACTTGGCAATGGGCTAGAGAACTCAAATTCGAGCAAGAAATGGTGAACTATAACAAACTCGCTAAGGCTATGCAATTTGACAAATTTGGCAGCAACCCGGTTTATTTACAAAAATTAAAAGCAGCTAAACCACAGTATTATGACATGTTGGTTAATAAAAAGCCAAAACTAGATGAATCACCGATACCAGCATTATTAAATCAGTTGTCAGACAAGTATTGTCCACATTGTGATCTAGTGAGTCATTATTTTGACAACAGGAATGATAATGTTTGTAACTTTTGTGATAACATAATTTATGATGAAATAGTGTCAATAATGTATCACAACGCCATGACAAAAGCTAACCTCATTGAAGATTGGTTTGTAGCAGGAATGTTAGACTTATTAAAAACGATTAGAGTTGGAGATTTCTATGATGACTTATTAGAAAAAGACAAAAAGACCATTGTTAAACATGACATGCTGTTGCTTAACAAATTCTTAAGGTTATTAACAAAAAGCGTGATTAATATACCTGTGGAATTGTCAGATGAGGAGGCTCTGCAAGTTCAAACTGATTATTATTTCAGTTCATACAGATTTGACAACACAATACTAAGCCCTAATCCAAGTTTGTACACTGAATTCAACTGTGCCGTATTGTACTTAGCCTCACTATTAAACAGTAAGTTCAATCTGTACTATTCACCAGTTGACATACGCTTAAATGGTCAAAACGTAAATTTTGTTGAACCAACAGGAGTACTAACTAATGTAATGATACCAAACAATAAAATAATAGACAATGCTGAAGACGTTTTCTTCTCCGTCAACTTATCTAAAATTAATTTGATTAACGTTAAAAACAGTTTTTACATAATAAGAGTCATGGCAGATGCATTGAATATATCTTATAACAAATGCGTTTACAGAGGAGTCAACAACCCACAAATTTATGACATAAACTTAAATGGTGAATTGAACAGACCTGTTATGAGAATCAATAAAAAGTATTATCTAAGGAAACAACTATTGGTGCGCAACAATGTAGCCATTTATTGTTATGAGTCTACAAATGTTAACATGTTGACACCAATCAGAAACATACTAAATGATTCGTTCCATACTATTTTGTGGTTGCCAGATCCAAATTCTATAAGCTTGTTAAATGGGTTTAACATCAAACCTTTTAATATAGAGATTAAAATGAAAATGTTGAAAGCTTTATGTATTTACAACTTGGCTGGGGACAAGTCTCTTAAAGAATTGACTAAATATTGTGTAGGTTATTTGTACAGAAAGTTCATAATCGGGTCAAGGGTAATAAAAGAAGAAAGTGGAGATAACTCTCTCATAAGATCACATGTTTTGTTAGCTTCCTTATCAATGCTACAATTACATGGCAAACACCTTTTCAACCACAGCATATCAGAGGCAATGCAATTGGTTAGCCCTTTATTACCTGATATCAAATCGAAATTAGATCAAACCACTCAGTTGATGTTAACATTGTTGTTGAACTGGTTCCCTCAAATAAATAACTTAAAGAAATTATTGCCTCTATTAAACATGGTTAAAACTTGGTCAAAGAAACTGAAAACAGTGAGCGGTTTACACCACATAACCGATGAGTTGACCCTCAATTTAATGGTTGAGACAGATGAAGTGACTATAACCAATGAAGACCAACCAATTTGTTCTCATCACTTTAGTTGTTCAATGAATCATAAGTTAACTGAACATATTTGTGTGTGTTGTAACATGTATTTCAGTGATCAACCTGAAGGGTTGTGTGAGTGTTGTTCTCACCATAAACACAGTTATACCTTTGATGGAGAAAATGAGTGGGAAAACAAGAGCGAACCAATGAAACAAAGCAATGATGAAGTGAGAGGATCAAAGAAAATTAATGAAGTTAAAAAGCCAAAAGAAACGAAGATTGGGAAGAAAACAAGATCAAGTAACGACAACTTGAAAACAAACATCACAACAACTCAAAACAAAAGCATAATAGAGTTGATGCAACCAACTCAAGAAATTAAGTCAGTAAATGATGACAAACTCAAACTAGCAATAGAACAGTTCGGGGAGTCAGCTATAGAATTTATCAACTATCATAAAAATTTTAAAGTAAAGACAGTAGAATCACCTTTCACTTGGGTACCTTGTGTTCCAGAGGGTAAAATTTGTTATTTAAGTAGCAATCTGTTTAAAATTAAACATTATAGTAGAGAGTACAAACAATATAACCCGAACGATTGTGGTATAGCTGTTTCAGCTCATTTGTTGTACAAAGATTATGATGTTTTGTATACTATTTCTAGTAAAAAAGAACACTTATCAGCATTGGATATAATCAAAATATTCAAGAAGCACAACAAAAATGTTTTAATATTAACAAGTTTAAATTGTTTAATACACAGAAGTGAAGAAACCAACAAGTTTAACACCATTATTCATTCTGATCTCATTGATGACAGTCAAAAATTATCCAATCACTTTTATTACGGACAATGTGAATTGAAAGAAATGCATAACTTGAGTTACGTTTTTAGTAAGTTAAATTTAAGATCTACTGACTGTGGTCTGTTATCACTTATAGATGTTTATGATCAATTTGTAAAACACTCATTGTTCAGTGATAATTTTATACCGTTGAATATACTAAATGAAAATAGAAAATTGTTTTTGACTAATAACAAATCTAAGAAACACAACTTGATTGAAGGTTTGATACACATGAGTGTTGATGAAGACACAAGTGTGGCTTTGTCAAACCTTTTAAATTATAATAACAACATAGTGAGACCATTCATTATTTTGGAAAACGGATTACCTAAAAATTACAAAAAATACTTGCTTGACTTGATCAAAGCGTTGGTCTATGATTATGTTGCTGTACATGACAAAATAGAAACATTCGAAATCAAATCGATAATGAAAATGGTTGTTAAAAACATTAATGGTAAAGTTGCATTTAGCAAGAGAAATTTAAGTATTAAATCTCTCGATAAAGTACTAATAAATTATAATGGCAAACAGACTATATCAGACGTTTTAATTATTGATAATGATGTGATGACATCAATACCTTTTAGTGGGCCACAAAATTGTGAAATACAAATGTTTAAACAGTCACATGGTTCATTGATGAGGAGAATTTTAACACTCTGTGAATGCATAAATGCAAAATTTGGTCAAATAGAAGCAATCATGAACGAAGCAACATTGGTTAAAGGTGGACCAGGGTGTGGTAAAACAACTGCAGTTATGAATAAGAAATTGGAAGGCAGAACGATATGGGTGGCACAAACAAGGTCAATAGTTAATGCAACAAAGAAAAAAGTCAAAAATAAAAACGTCATTGTTAGAACGATAGAATCTTCATTGTTAAACAATGATCAATTTGACAACTTAGTTATAGATGAGTGTTATCAAATTGACTGGGTGACAGCTTATTTATTAGTCATTAAACATAACGTCAAAAATGTTGTTTTGTTAGGAGATGAATTTCAAATAAAATATAAGAATATGATGAGGACAAATGGATTATTACCTGTTGATCACTTAATAACGGTGGTCAAACCAAAAACAGTTGAAGAGAAAACAGAGACGTTTAGGTTTGACAAGGCAATTTGTGATGAACTGAATAAAATGGGTATGAACATTAAACCAAACAAGAATGCAAACAAAACGACACTCCAAGTATTAAACATCAATTTACAAAGAAATAAGAAAAGTTTGTTAAATGAGCTAATACTTGAAAATAAAATAGATGTGTTATTAACATTTGATCACATAACTTACGAGGCTTTATGTAAGGATTTCAATGATGTTAAAAACTTACAAATTGCCAAAGTTCATGGTTACCAAGGTTGTGAAACCAAAAGAGTTTTGGTTTATCAATCAAGTTTAAACAAAAACGGTAGTTTACACACATCTAGAGAATATATCATATCAGCTCTTACTAGAGCAAAAAATTTAATGTTATGGGTGATAAACATACCAGGTTTTACATCTAATGACATAATGAAAACAATAACTAATGCTTCATGTTATGATAACAGAGATGATGAAATACTGTTAGTTGAGGAAGTAAAGAAAGATGAAACAAAATACATGAATTTGCAAAGTTGGTTGGAGAAATCAAAAATTAAATATGACATTAAAGAGCTAACTAGAGAGAAGGATTTATATATGAAATTCACAAAGGAAAAGACTGTATTTTTAATCAAAAATGTACCAGTGCTGGAAGTAATCGGTGACAAAGTGGTTGTACTTAGTGAGAAAACTCAAGATATACAAAAAATACTGTTAACTAATCCAATAGTATTTGAAGAACATTCCACGACTTGGTTTAAATTAGTTGCTTTATTAGAAACAAACATCGACAACCAAATTACGTTTGAATTAACTCGGAATTTTGAAATCACTGTTCATAAGACCTCAGGATGTTCTATAGGAGCCAACACGATAATTTTCCATAATAAAAGAGTCATATGTCACACTTATACAAATTACTTCACGACAAAAATGTTTTTAGATTCAAAATTAAGTCAGGAAAATCAAAAAGAATTAGTTAATGCACTGAAATGTAAGCCCACTAACAAAATTTTAATGGCTGTGAACACTTTAAAATTCAATTACTTTAATGTTTTATTTGAAAGACAAGCTCACAGATGTATGTATGATGAAAAAAGGGAAAAACAATTAATGATTGACATAAGGGCAAAATACAAACGATTATTAGACAAAACTCAGCTAAACAAATGGAATTTATCTTCTGAACAAAACTTTGGTTACATTATCTCAGGGCGTAAAAATAATTATTCATTGGAAATATTTTCACCTTTTGAAGAACCCCAATATCAAGACATCAAATTCAATGATGACACAATAGAGCACCTGTTATATTATTTAATACATAGGGCTGTTGTTCCTAGAGTTAGAATCGAGGGAATAGATGGATTGTTAATTGATTTAGAAACACACATGGAGAGAGAAACTGAAGTTGGAAAAGCTTATAAACGAAAACTAGGTGAACTCAAATTGAGTCAAACTAGTTCAACAAAAGACATTATGTGGTTATCTGCCAAGGTGACTGATAAGTTAAAAGATGACATCAAAACTCAAATACCAAATGTCAGAATTAATTCAACCGGTGTCACTCCAACTTTACACCCTGTAATTGAACTACTTGAAAATTTGACGATCATAAGGGACTACAGAGCTAATGAAGAAGATGCAGTTTTTGGAGGATTGAACGTATCGTCTCTAGTAGTTATGGGGTTGGAAAACTTAAACCTCATGAACACGACTAAAAACACCGGTTTTGTAACAGAACTTAAACATAACTTAAGTTTGACGGACAAATTGATCAAAGAAAAGATGAATGCTGTTAAAAAAGACGTCAAATTGAACATTTTCACTGACTATAAAAACATGGGTGGAAAGATTTTGATGACTAACTTCACCATGTTGTATATGTCTTTCAATGAAATGTATAGTTTGTTAAGTCAAGGATTGAGACTAAGAATTTTACTACCAACGAACTACACTAAAGATGGTAGTAAATACTATAGAATCGTTAAAACTAACAGCTACTACAAATTGATGATCCAAAGTTCAGACTGGGCTATAAACATCAATAGTTGGTTAGTTTCACCATTAATGTTTGGTAAAACACATGTAACAGTCAATAATAAAAGAATATCATTTAAACCTCTCTATTCTATTAATGACATGTGCTATTTTGAGTTGTTTGTTTCAGACCCAGAAGAAGTAGTGAGCAGAAAAGTTTATATAAGTTCACCAGTGTTATTTAACAGAATGATTAGAATCAAGTCTTGGGTGATACAAACCGATCTAGTAGAGTTGTTGCAAACTGGTCAAATATTATACTTGAAAGAGTTTGTCATATCAAGTAAAATATATGAAACATTTATGATGAGGTTGATGACAGGAGAAGATGACATTAAGAGTTTGTTATTTTTTGCTAGAACACTAGCATCCACATTTCGAACAACAGATGTTGGTCCAAATTACATAAAGGAAACACCGTTAGAAATATACATTTCTACAGCCTATGTTGCGTTTGCCCACCATCATCAACTACAAAAGACAGCGGTGATGTTTCAAGAAATAATTAATCTTGTCAAAACCGGAGGTTCTCTAATTGAATCGAATGCTGAAATGTTGATTAAAAATCTATTAGCTCTAATGGGTCTAACAGACAAAGTAATATTACATTTTGTCAGTGAGATCATGAACAAGTTGTTTTCAATCAAATTAGACAGTGACTTGAGAGTGCTGAATGAAATAACGAGAATAACGGACAAATGGATATGGGTTGATGAATTAAAAAACACAAATGATGATAAAAATCACAACGGGGATCGTGGTGATTTTGGTTTTAATGATGGGGGTAACGAAAATGACAGTGATGAAGAAATGATCGATTTGAACGAATTCGATGGTAAAAACGAAAGTGACACCAACAATGGTATTGAGGAGAAAACTCAAGATGATGAGGAAACAGAAAACGAAGGGTATGACAGTTTGGATATTAGTGTTCTACAAAAGGTGGATGATCAAGACCCAGAAACCAATGATGAGAATCTGGTTGAAGATGATTTAATTAAAGAATGCAGAACAGAAGAAATAAGTGGTGAAACAAATGAAACAACAACACAAAAATTGTCAGAAACGGAAGAACAAAATAATGTACAGAAAATGTCAACGAACAACATAGGAAGTGAACAGGGTGGGCAAGAGATTTTAGAAAATAATAGTGATGAACTTAAACTTGTGTGCGATAAACCGATAATTACGGAACAAGAGAAAGTGGTCACCGCACAAAATATAAAAGATCAACCTACACTCTACGAATTATATGACATTAGTGAAACTAAGGTGATCAAACAGAGTTATTCATTGTTCGGTATCCTTAAAATAATACCACAATGGTTAAGAGGGACCCCCTTGTTAACGATGAAGTTCGATGTTAAAACCTATTCAAGGATTCCTTTAACAACTTTGATTGTTAAAAGCATGACGTCTAATGACTTAGAGAAAATATTGAGTGATGTTAACATTGATTCTATGACGAACTTATTACCATACCACTCAAGAATTGGTGAGACAATTAAATACGATTTCGAAGATGATATTGTGAAAGTGAAAATGATAGACAACGTTGAAACCATAGCTTTAATTAACATTAAATCAAAGGACAAATCAAAAAGCACTAGTGTGTTATTTTATGTTATATTGAACATTAAAATAGAGAACACTGAAGTGAAATTGTGTTTCGTAGACTTATTTAATCAATCAAAAAGAACGGTGTCAATATTTATTCCCAACTTGTTTTCAGACAGAAAGTTGATCGTTAACAAAATAACAAGTGACAGTGATTTTGTTAATTTAAAGAAAACTAAGTTGACTCACAAGCCACCTCAATTTGATAATAATTATGATATCATAGTCAAAAACATTTCCGAACGACATAGTAGTGTGGTCATGAAACAATCTGAGTTTGACAAAATGGCAACAATAATGTTGAAAGAGGGTGTAACCTTGAGTAACAAACTATTAGTCAATGTTGACCAAGTTAATGGTTACGTCTTAGGTGAATCAAAGAGGTTGAGTGCATTAATTGAAAATAATAAGGCAAAAAACACTTTGTTTTTGAATCTGATCGTGGAGACAACACAAGAACAAAATTTGCAAATACATGATAGATTATTTGGTCATGTTGTATTAATGGAAGAGACTCATGAAAGTTTGATGACTAGGGATGGTAGAGCATTAATCAGTTACAAAAATACGCAAACTATTAACCCAAATTGGAGAACTCCATTACAAATAGACACCTCTCTAGTTGATAGTATTAAAAACAAAAAAGTGATAAATTTCATCAATAACGGTGATCTAATGATTAGAAAGAGGTTTTGTAAAATTAAAGGTGAAGACGAAATAGATGAACTATTTGCTCAAGCCTTGATGACAGGGGTCAAACTGGGTGATGGAAACGTGATTGAGTTAACAGTTAGATTTGACTTCACTAAATTAAATTTTGTTTTGAGTAAAGTGTTTAAAACGCAACTAACCAAGTCATTAACTGAACCGCAACAGTTAACATCAGGTGACTCTTTTATATTGAGAATGATTAAGGACGTGAAAGGTACGTTGAAAAGCGGCAATATATCAGAACGTCAACTAAAGTTTATTGAAAAATGTTTAGTATTGTTAAAGAAAGATCAAGTTGAAGATAATGTCCAAACCATGCTTGAACCAGGTTATTGTGATTACATTGAATTAAGTTTGATGGATGACACTAAAATAAATCATTTCAAAATGGGTGATGATGACAAGTTGTTTTTAATCAAAAATGAATTAAAATACCAGGTGATTTATGATCCGAAAAATAAAGATGACTCATGTGTGAGAATGTGTTTAGATAAGTTGAGGGAACTGGATCACAAAATAATGGTGCCTGATAGAACCAGGAAGATTAAAATCAACTTTAACGGTTTATTAGTATTACTAACTTCAATCCGACACCCTATGGTGGTGATAATGAAAGAGCAAACTTTAACAAACAGTGCTGAGTTGAGCAACTATGGGTTACTAATAAAGGGAAATAAACATAAAAGGCATTGTGTGTTGGTGAAGTTGGAAAAAAGGGTGGAAAAACTAAATTTTGTTAATGTTGTCTTACCAGAAAACTTCACTATTAAGAAAAGTCTAAAAAAGATAATAAACACAGATGCAACAATTTCTTTTAACACAACGCTTGAAAACAAATTTAAAAACCCTTATTATGTTAGACAAGGGTTGATTTTACCTGTTTTGAAAACAGTCACAAGTCAGCGAATATTGATGGGTTCTAATTTATTACAACAAAATGAAACAATTTTATTAATTTATTCTGATAGAGTCGAACAAGTAGAGTGGGAAGAGAAAACAAACATTGAACAAACTCAATTGTTAAATGATGGATGTGAATACGTGTTAACTTTGAACAAAATTATTAAACCAACCAAAGAACTGAGATCAATACTAACTAAAACTTTAATTTTTGGTGACATTGATGAGAACACAAATGTAATGTACAGAACGAGGACAAGACCAGAAATAACAACGACATCAGAGAACACTTATGTGATAAATGACTTTGATAATAAAGACCACCATTGGTTGTACATTCAAAAGTGGGATGAACATAATACGGAAAACAAAATAATATTAAACAACAATCCTTGTTCTAAAGAAATATTAACATGGTTGAACAGGACTAAGAATGCCAGTGTCAGATTGATAGTACAAAAAGGTCTATTGTACTGGGCTTTGACTAATAATAAAGTCGAACAAGTAACACTAATGGTTTCCCTAACTAAACATATGTTACAACAACCAACAAACGTTACATTGACAAAATTCGGAGAAATACTATTGAGAACAAATGAGAGATCTTTGTCTAATGAATTCAAACAACTTAAAGAAAAATTGAGTGAAATGAAATACAATTTCGAGAAAGGTGAATTAATGAATTTGTCAAGAAGCTCAACATCTGAAGAAACCTCTGTATTAAACCAACAATTGAAACTAAACAATCAAGGTTATGATCTGAAACAAATCAATGACCCAGCTCCTTTAACTTTACCTGACGATGATATGATGATAATGAGGTCAGAAACGGAGAATAAAATCAAATGTTGGGTGAAGAAGGACTACAGGTGGTTCGAAATTTTGGTAATTGGAGGTTCAAATGAAAATTTTGTGTATCAGTTGAGTAAGTTTAAAGGGTACAAAAATAGTCAAGATAAATGGAACTTGTCTTTTAAAGAAATCAATAGTGTCAAAGAGAAACTATTGAGCAATGACGAGGAAAAGAAACTGACGAGTTTGGAAGCTTTAAACAATGTAAATTTTCTTTTACAACAAAGAGAAGGTAACTGGTTAAAATTGAAAAAATTAAGAAAGATAATGGGAGACAACGGTCATTATGATGTAAGAGACATGGAATTGAATGATAAAATGATTTTGTACAATTCAGATGTGGAGATGACCACGTCATTTGATGACATCTCTACCCCAGAGTTATATGACTTATGGGAGAATCTAGACCAATCTAGCGTAGTAGAGCTCCACAATAATTTAGCAACTGGTCAAGTAATAATGAAACAGGTTCCGGTTAATTTAACAACAATAGTTAAACACACAGTGAATGAATTTCCTGCTATGGCAAGACCATACATACAAAAATTGTTATATACTGACATTAATGTTGTCACAAAAAGATTGTTTGGAGCACAAAAGCTAAGAAAATTCAAAGTCAAAGATTATTTGACTCAAGCAATTGATTTCGCAAATACATATTTCAAAAAAGGGTGGTTGGAGGTGTGTGAACAATGGATGAATGACCCATTGGTGTTCAATTACAAACTAACTAGAGAATGGTTACTTAAAGCCAAATATACAGAGAAAATTAAGCAAGAACTTTTAGACTGGTTGGACCGGGATTTAGCTTTGTTCAATTACACTGAAGTACACATCACTACAAAAATGGAAGCAATATTTAAAGAAGACAATTGGAACAATATAGCAGACCAAAATCCGCGAATAATTGTTTGGCCACATTATAAAATAAGTGCAATAGTGTCACCATTGTTCAAAGTGATTAAATCAAGATTTAAAACGTTGTTACATGACAAATTTTTTTACACAGATGGTTTGACGCCTACGGAATTAGATTCTTTGATAAGAACTGCAAGCGAAAGCAAATATGTGTATGAAGGTGATTTGTCTAAACAAGACAGACAAACGGATGAGTCACTCTTGGGAGTTGAGATGTATTTGTACGTTTTGTTGGGATTAGAGTTGAACATCGCTGAATGGTGGTCCGCAACACACGGTCTTTGGAAATTCAAAACAAAATTCTTCTCAGGATATAGAAAGGCAATGAGACAAACAGGGACACCCACTACTGCATTAGGTAATGTGTTCACAAACTTTCAAGTTCACAAACCATTGGTCAAAAATATGTGGGAGAATATAGTGTTATTTTTGGGACTAGGTGACGACAATGCTATGTTTATTAAGAACAAATTTGATATTAAATCGCATGTTAAGAAGACAAAATTATTTTACAATATGTTGTTGAAATGTAAACAAAGTGACAAAGGTGGGAAATATTGTTCTTTCACATTATATAAAGATGCAAACAAGCAGTGGTCGTTAGGTCCTGATTTCATAAAGTTAAAGTACAAATACGAGTTGACTAATGGTGTCAGTGAGTTAAATAAAGAAACCATCAAAACTAGAAAAATGAGTTATTTAACCACAGTTGGTAAAACAAAGATGACAGAGGACATAGTGATCAAAGAAAATTTACCAATAACTTTGTTTAATTGGTACAATTTTGATCTATGCAACGAAGCCACAGCACACAATTGGAACACTACTATTAACGACGTAGAGAGACATTATGGAGACTTAATAAAGTATTTGTCAATGAATGAATACAAAGAGAAAAAATTTTTGGTGTTCACACACCAAAAATAGTAAATTGTAGCCCCCCCCAAAAAAAAAAAAAAAAAAAAAA